CTTTGGCAGTCAGTCGATGGACTGGGTGTACTCGTCGCACTTGCTTGAGCACGTGGACAGTCCCATCAAAGCGCTCACCGAGTGGTGGCGGGTGCTGAAGCCGGGCGGTTACATGGTGCTCTATCTCCCCCACGAGGATCACTACCCGAAGATCGGAGAGCCGGGCGCTAACGTTGACCACAAGCGCAACCTCAATGAGCAGAACGTCATCGACTGGATGGTGACCATTGGGTTCTGGGATCTTGAGGTGTGTGAAGTGCGCAGCGGCGACGATGAGTATTCGTTCCTTCAGGTGTTCAAGAAGCGCAGCGACAAGAAGCAACTCTACAGCTACAAAGCGCCCAAGCCCGAGAAGACCGTGTGCGTAGTCAGGTATGGCGCATACGGTGATATGGGTATGGCGTCATCCGTGTGGCACGGGCTTAAAAAGGAGGGCTACCACGTCACGGTATTCGCCTCGCCGCCTGGCAGTGACGCGGTGGCGTATGACCCCAACATCGACAATCTTGTGTTGTTTGACAAGGATCAAGTGCCGAATGGAGACCTCGGTTCATTCTGGGAAGTGCAGAAGAAGAAATTCGATCGGTTCGTGAATTTGTCGGAGACCTGCGAAGGGACGCTTCTGGCGCTGCCAGGGCGCTCGCAGCATGCGTGGCCCCCTGCAGTACGCCATAAAATGATGAATTACAACTATGTGCAGTTTGCGCATGAAGTTGCGGGTCTCCCCCACGATCCGCAGATTCACTTTTACGCAAAACCTGAAGAGAAAGAGTGGGCTAGAAAGACTCGCTCTAAGATGGGATCACAAGTGCTTATGTGGTCGCTTGCCGGTTCGTCTGTGCATAAAACCTGGGCCGGAATGGATCATATCATTGCAAGTATTATGCTGTCTCATCCCGATGTGCATGTGGTGCTGGTGGGCGGACCCGAGTGCGCAATGCTGGAAGCTGGGTGGGAAAAGGAGCCGCGTGTGCATCGCACCTGCGGCAAGTGGAACATCCGCAACAGTTTGTCATTCCTCGCGGAGTGCGACGTGGTGATTGGTCCTGAGACGGGTGTACTTAACTTTGCCGCGAATATGGATTTGGCGAAGGTAGTATTTCTTTCTCACAGTACGAATGAAAATTTGACGCGGGATTGGAAAAACGTGATCGCAATAAATTCTGAGAATACCGAATGTCCCGGACGTGGTAAGAACGAAGCGCCTGCTTGTAGACAATTACATTATGGGTGGGGCAACTGTAAAAAACACGAGGAATCGGGGACGGCTCAATGCATGGCGGACATTACGGTGGACGAGGTATGGGGCCATGTCGATTGGTTACTTCAGGCGACAGCGGCACGGAAAGAGAAAATAGCGTGAGCAACGACCTATACGATCGAGTAAGTGGGCATCGTAGCTACGCTACGAGGGTACACACCGTTATTGTAGAAAAAGTTTTGGGTAAGGCGTTACCCGGCGATGCGCAAGTTCATCATGTGGACGGGAACAGGAAAAATAGTCGCAATGATAATTTAGTTGTTTGCCCAGATACTGCGTACCACATGCTGTTACACCGTCGTACTGCTGCACTGAACTTATCTGGTCGCGCTGATTGGATGAAATGTACGTTCTGTAAAGGGTACGATGATCCGAAGAATTTAACGGTGACTATTAGGAAGGTGTACGGATCACCGACATCTTTGGCGTACCACAAATCTTGTAACACTAACGCAGGTAGGAAGTATTGGGCCAAAGCATCTCCTGAGAAAAGGAAGTTGTATGGGCATAAGTAATTTGTGGCGTAGAGGTGTGCGATGACAACTAGCGGTGTGTATGCGTTTACAGTAAACCGGGATCAGGTGATCCGGCAGGCGATGCTGAACATCCGCAAGCTTGACCCGGATGAGTCCCCCACTCCGCGGGAGACGACTGACTGCACATTCGTATTAAACATGATGGTGAAACAATGGATGGCTAAGGCAGATTTTTCTCCGGGGTTGAAAATCTGGACTCGCCGTCGTGGTCATTTGTTTCTCCACAACAACCAATACCAGTACACAGTAGGCCCCGGCGCTACAGGTTGGACTCTCACCTATGTGTCTCCAACCACTACCGTTGCCTCTAATTCTGGCACTGCTGCCATCACAGTCTCATCCCCTACGGGTATCGCTACGAACTACTTCATAGGTATTGAGACCAGCGCAGGGGATTTATTCTGGACCACTGTCTTGAGTGTGGTGGGCTCAGTGGTGAACTTGAATGCAAACTTGCCTGCTAATGTATCGATCGGCGCGCAGGTGTTCGCGTATCAAACTGTGGCAACTCAACCAGTGGTCATTGAGACAGCAGTGCTGCGGGATATCTTCAATCAGGATATTCCGTTGCGGTATTTGACGATTCAGGATTACGACATGCTGCCGTCGAAGACTGACCCGACGAATATCTCCGACCCCGGTGCGATTCTTTACGAGTTCGGACTCACCAATAGTAATTTGTTCATCGACGTGGCAGGTGCGCAGGACGTGACGAAGCACATTGTGCTGACGTACATGGAAGCGATTCAGGATTTCGTCAATCCTACGGACACACCTGAGTATCCGCAAGAGTGGTTCCTGGCACTGTGCTGGGGGTTGGCCAAGGAAATTACGCCGATGTTCCACGCGAATTGGGACATGCTGATGCAGAATAATTTTGAGCGTTCGTTGATAACAGCGCAGAGAAAAGACTCTGAGCGTCGTACAGAGTTCTTCCAACCGGGGAATGACGAATGAAGCCCGTTCCATTTTTCGGGTTGGGGGTGAGTGGGCATACGCCCCTCATTACCAAGCAGCGACGGTTGAACTGCTACTACGAGGTGCGTCCTGATCAGGATAAGCACGCTACGATTGCGCGCGGCACGCCGGGTGCGTTTGGTGCGTTTACTTTACCCTCTAACCCAATCCGCGGTTGGTGGGTAATCAACAATCTCCTCTATGTTGTGGCAGGAGCAAAGCTTTACTCGGTGACGACGTTGGGGGTTATAACGTCGCTTGGAACTTTATCTACATCCAGTGGCATTGTCGAGATCAGCGACAACGGTGTGCAGTTGATCATAGTGGATGGTGTATCGGGCTACTGCTATACGATAGTTACCGGATCGTATTTCCAGGCAGCGCTGAACGCTGCAGGATCGTTCGGAGCGATTACTGATGCCAACTTCCCTAATGGCGCGCGGACTGCGGCGTTTCTCAATGGTCGAATCTATGTTGAGCGGAGACCTAATTCACGTCAGTTTTATGCCTCGAACAGTTACGATCTGACAGGGTGGACTAACTCGTTATCCCTCCCCACGTTCGGCACGAAGGATAACTACTCGGACAATATCCAAGCAGTGGACGTGTTGAACGGCACACTTGTGATGTGGGGGGGTGCAACAACGGAGTATTTTCAGGACATCGGTACATCACCATTGCCCGTTGCCCGAATCAATGGCACGACTCAGTTGTGGGGACTGGCTGCGTTGAGTTCCCGCGCATTCATCAACAACACAATTATTTTTCTTGGTCAGGCTCAACAGGGTGGCATTCAGGTATTGATGCTGAACGGGTATGTGCCTGTGCGCATCAGTACGCCGGATATCGAGGACATCATTGATGATTTTTCAACGTGGCAGGATGCAATTGCGCTAACTTATAACGTCTCCGGCCACCTGATGTACCAACTTACGTTTCCGACAGCGATGCGATCGTTCTTATATGACGCTACGACTGGGTTTTGGAGCGAGACTCAGACCGGGTTGGGGCTCACAGGTCGGCACTTTGCAAATCTCGGTGTGGCGTTTAATACGTTGAATTACGTGAGTGACTCCACTACAGGCATTATTTATCAGTTGGATGATGAGGTGTACACCGACAACGGGACAGCGATCAAACGCCAACTGGTGACACGTCATTTACACACCGATGGGAATGAGTATGGCATTGATGAATTGTTTCTTGATATGGAGACGGGGGTAGGTCTTCAGTCGGGCCAAGGCAGTAATCCGCTAATCTCACTGGAAGTGTCGCGCGATAACGGACGTACGTTTGGTATTGAGAAGTGGAGGGAATTCGGCCCGGTAGGTCAGTATCTGGCGCGCGCTATCTGGCGTCGCCTGGGTAAGGCGCGCGACTTCGTGTTCCGCTTTACTGTGACTGACCCTGTGAAGTTTGTGGTGGTGTTCGGAGCAATAGTGATGGACCAACACGAGACGACTGATGGCTAGCACAACTATTTTCAATCCACCTACTCTCGATGCGATTAAGGAATCGACGAGCAATAAGGCGGGGTTTTCGTGGATTCAATGGTTCCAGAATCTTCTGCCTAAGGGCAGCGCGGGTGCTCTGTTGCGTTACACGGACACAGGATCCATTGACGCAGTATCGGGAGTTCCCGGCACGACAACCAACAACAACGCGACTGCGGGGGATGTGGGAGAGTTTCAGGTATCGACGGTTGCCACTCCGGGGGTCTCTCTCAGTAACAACGTTACTGCTAACGTCACCAGCTTTTCCCTTACCGCAGGAGATTGGCAACTCACAGCGCAGGTGGACTTCGCTTTGACGGGGGTCACCTCTACGGTGTTCCAGAGTGGGTTCAGCTTGACTACGGGTGTCCTCCCCACTCAGCCGGGCGGTAGCGGGCTGGGTGCTGATCCGCTGTTGATCTCAGCATCGAATTTTGTGACCATCACGGCTACGCATGGTCAGGTGTTGAAGACCACTCGGTTGTCGATCGCCGCGCCGACCACGGTGTTCCTGGTTACCCGATTGACGTTCTCGGTGGGTACGGCCACAGCGTTCGGCACGCTTAGCGCAAGGAGGATGCGGTGAACTTTGAACTGCTCAGGAGTGAGATCAACGTTCAGCCTGCGCTGGACGAGATTAACAAGTACAACTTGTGGAACTGGTTGAACTTGCGGCGTGCGTTTCCTTTGTCGTCCCACCGTGAGGCAGAGGACGTGGTGCTTCGATTTGCACCCATAGACAGACCACAGGACTACAACACATTCATGAATGGTCTGGATACGGTGCATATGTGGCCGTGGTTTAGTCACGCAACGGTACGTTTTTGCATAGGTGAAGCGCTCAACGGTGTTCTGGATATGAACTCTGTGCTTGGTCGCGTGATGGCGACGCGCTTGTCCCCAGGCAAGCAAATTTATTTGCACGCCGATGAAGGCGCGTATGCTCACGCTCACGATCGATACCACATTGTTCTCCAGGCTGAACTTGACACCTGTAAGTTTTATTGCGGGGACGACATGGTGATGATGACTACGGGGCAACTCTGGAAATTCAACCACGAGTTGCCGCACCGTGTGGTGAACGATGGTGATACCGACCGGGTGAATTTGATCGTGGACGTGAGGCGATGATTACCTTTACTACCGAGACTGTGCAGACGGTGAAGGATAACATTCACCTGGTAGAGGAGCACTGGGAAGAAATTGTGCTCGATAAGGAGAAGCGCCCGCTTGACCCTTGGTGGGAATGGTTTGAAAAGGTTGAGCAGGACGGTACGCTGATTACGTTCGTGGCTCGCGACGAAAATGAAGTGCTGGGGTACGCCGTGTTTATTTTGCACCCTCACTTGCACAGTCGTAACTTGAGGATTGCAGTGAACGATGCGGTGTTTTTACGCAAGAGTAATCGCGCCATGGGCGCGGGGCGCCAGTTTTTGAAATACTGCGACGAAGAACTGGAGAAGATGGGAGTTCAAATGATCAACTGGCATGTGAAGCCTATACGGGACTTTGGTCCGGCGTTGGAAAGTATGGGCTACGTCATGCACGAGAAGATCTACATCAGGTACGCAGGAGATTGATATGGGTATGTCGGCAGCAGTTGCTATAGCGGGTACGGTCATCAGTAGTGCGGTGTCCTCGGATGCTTCGCGCAAGGCTGCCAATACGCAGGCCGACGCGGCGAGGAATGCGGCGCAAACTCAGAAAGACATTGCATTCCAACAGATGGAGTTGCAGAAGCCGTGGATCGAAGCGGGGAAGGCTACGCTACCTATGCTTGCGGCAGGTGTTGCTCCGGGTGGTGAATTTAACAAGCCGTACACCATGGCTGACTTTGTGAGTGGGCCACAGAAGGGGTTGTATGACTTCGCCAAAGCAGAGTCGCTCGAAGCGATGACCAATCAAGCTGCCAAGGGTGGACAGGATCTCTCCACCAATGCAATTGTTGGTGCTGGAAAACTCTCCAGTGACCTCGCGGCGAGGTACTTCAACACAGGGGCTACGCAGGACTTGGCACAGCGGCAATTAGCGTTGGGGGCCACCGAGTCGTTGGCAGGTACAGGCCAGTCGGCAACTAATGTGGCGAATACCAACCTCGGTAATCTTGGCACCAGTGTGGGCAATATGCAATTGACTACGGGTAACGCCATGGCTGCCGGAACGATAGGTCAGGCCAATGCCGTTAATAAGGGTGTCTCAGGTGTTTCGAGCGACATATCGACGATGTACACCCTTCAACAATTATTTGGCGGTAGTAGTGGTATTGGTGGTAGTAGCGGGACTACTACAAGCACGACGCAAGATCTTGGTAGTGGCGTCACTAGCGCAGGTGGATAGGAGATCAGCATGCCATTAGGAATTAACCCGGAAGCTGGGCGCATACCACTGGAGGCTAATTTTAGTCCTCCTAGTGTGGTGTCGTCATTGT